CGGAGAAGTTACCATTGTTAAAGAGAATAAAAGTTTATTTAATTGGATAATAAATAAAGAATGCTTAGAAAAATTTATTTTTTTATTTGAAGATGAAATTTCAGATACCATAGTTGATTTTCATTTTAAATTTCTAGATACTTGTATTTCAGTATTACCATTGTATTTTGAAAAAAATAATAAACCATATCAGATTTATTTTAAAAGCAACGTAGATAGTTTTAATCAACTATTTATAGATAACCCGAAATATGATAAGATAGAATCAAAGTACAATTGTATTTATTATTGTCGTAGAATATCCTTCAAATCACCAGACATTTTTGGGTTAATACGTATAAAATCAACCGAACAAATGCCACGATTCCTGTTTGCGTATGATAGTGATGAATTTACAAAAGAAGAAATTATGTATGTAATCCATTATATTTTGTCAAAACCCTAAAGTCTCTGCACGGGTGGCATCACCGTTTGTTCACGTTCAGCTTTCAATTGTTCTAATGATTTAGAACCATTTTTGCCTACTTTGTCCGGCTCATAATCTTCTATAGGAGTGTTGATGGTGAAATTTTGGTCTAATGGCACAAAATTGTGCATTTGGCGCGTACCACCAGCACCTTTAGTAGATAATTCGGTAGGGTCTTGGTCCCAAAAACTGTACGTATCCGACATGGAAGACATTTGCGATAAACTGTAACATTCTGGTTCACCGTTGCCAGAAGTTGCTAAAGTATTGATTCGTGTTTCTTTCGGTTGCAAGAATTGATAAATGGCATCTTCTACAAGAACCTGTTTGTTTTCCAACAATAAAAGCGCAGGGACTTTTGTAATTGTTTCCGGCAACAATACTTGATGTTGTTCTAATTGTAAAATGGTTTGCCCTTTTGAATTACGAAATCGTTTATCGATACAAATGAAATGTACTTCATGATTTAGTTTTGTTTTAGCAAATAATTGTAACAATTTTTTGCTAGGTTCACAGAAATTACTATAATAACAGATTGCCATATTCACTAAAAATATTAACGAATATTATTTTAAACTTAAATTGATTTAATAATTTGTAGTTAGAATATATACAAATGGCTTATCCTGTTCTTGCCAACGAAGATGTACGCGACGACATGCTTACCTTTACGCTTAAAAACACCGATGTATCTATTACTAACGCAATGCGAAGAACTATTTTGGGAAATATTCGCGCAGTAGTTATAGCTAAAACAGATTGCAACATTACGGTCAACACCACACGGTTTAACAACGAAATTCTCAAACAACGGATGGCATGCATACCTGTTTGCTTAAGTCCAGATGAAGAAGAAATTAAAGTATTTAGTATAGAATTGAACAAATCGAATTCTACTGCGGCTACGGTTATGGTTACTACCGAAGATTTTAAAATTCTAGAAAACGGCAAGCCTTCCTCAAAACGACTCTTTCTTCCCGACCCTATGACCAAACAATACATTGACATTCTTCGTCTTCGTCCTAAAATGGGAAGCGTGGTAGAGTCCATTCAAATGACGGCTACATTATCCATTACTACTGGAATACAAACGGGTACATCTAACCTGGGTAATTGTTTTTATAAATGTACCGTAAACCATGAAAAAGCAGAACAAGAATGGGCGAAAAAAGGTATCGATGATAAGCATGCTAAAAAGGATTGGGATTTGTTGAATGCAAAACGATACGTCATTCCCAACTCGTTTGATATTACAGTAGAAAGTTATGTGTTGGCCATTTATTCACCTACCCAACTCGTACAAATTGCATGTAAAGTCATCGAAAAAGATTTGTTGACGTTAAAAGAATTTCAAATTCAACCAAGTGATACTACAATGGAAAAATGTGTGGATTTGATTCTACCTAATTGCGATTATACCATTGGAAAAACATTAGAATATTATTTATTCACCACTAAATTTGACATCGATATTACCTACATTACCTTTCTAAAAAACCATCCTCACGACAAGAATGGTATTTTACGAATTGCGTTCAAAGAAGACCAAACAGAAGAAACAATTACTGCCATGTTGTTAGAAGCTTGTCAAGAATCTGTGAAATATTTTAATTTTGGGAAAGACTTGAAATCAAAGTAACTATAACAGCAGGATGCAACCCTATTACATATTTCTTGACTTCGTGACGTGTTACACATTTTTTTTCTTGGCGTAATTGATGTAGATAGGTCATATGCAATTCGTACAAATGTTGCTTGAAAGGTTGGGTGTATTCTTTCAATGGTTTCATCTTTTTAATAAAACATTCCATATACAATGAATGTAATACTACTACAAGTTGTGTAAGCTGTTTTTCGTAAACGGGAAAAGAATGGTTTGGAAAATATTTTTCATATTCCATCTGGGCTGGTGTAGACCGTATGGATAAATAAGTGTATAAGGGAGATGCTGAATTTCCCCTCAACTTTTTAACTTTTTCATAAGAATGATTTCGAATTTTAGACCGTTCATTGGCAGTTTTTAACATTAACCCTTTGAACGTATACGACTGGGATTGTACAAATTGTTCTGCTTCTTCATAAGAAGAAAATGTATAAGTAGAAGGAGTTAAAAACGACGTAATACAATGATTACTGGCATGAACTTCTGTAATTCCTATCTCCGCAATATGATAGACTGCAATCAAATACAAAGCAGGGTTTACAACTGGCGTTACAATTTGGTTGTCTGGATGTTGAAGCACAAAACTATAGCAGTACGTTTTGTCCAACTTTACATAATCTATATTCGTTTCATGGAACATGTCATGAAATGTTTTTTGAGAATAAAAAGTACAGTTTGCTCCTACAATCGACCGAGTGGCAATCACCCATTCGTTGGTATCTCCATCATAAAATACATTTATCATAGTGCCATCTATAAATTCGTCCACTACAACAGTTGAAATTGGATTCTTTTCACAAAATTCACTGTAAGGAATAGATTTTGGCGGTGAAAAACAAACGGCTTTCTTGTTTTTAAAAATAACTGACCTATACAACCCATCATACTTTTCGTGCTTTTTGTAATTTACCAATGCATAATCCCCAAATTGTGTGGACTGAAATGATAATTCAGGAATATTGTACATAAGTACATAAACACGAAATCTTTATATTTTCTTCTAATATAATAATGAATGAAGTACAACAATATGATATCATAAAAATAGTTCAAACCGATTCAGTTCAAATTATTGGTAGTTTTCATTCCATGTCAGACGGTGAAATTATTTTATTTGTACCTCCATCGATTCAACATATTCCAACTGCAAGTGTTACCCATGTAACTCGATTAAAACGTAAAGATGAATATGATACTTCTAAAATAGATGCTTTTTTTAATTATTCCAGTATTATTTTTAAAAAAAGATATAAAATTCATGATATATTAGTCATTACATTTGAAGACGAATCAGAAATTGAAGCTAAAATTACCGAAATCATTGGTGATTGTCTTACATTACAATTAGAATCGCAAGAATACATTTATATTAATTTTAATTACAAATCAATTCCATTAGGTATTTTAGAAATAAAACGAAAACAAATTCATGATTTAGACGAAGAAGTAGAAGAAGATAAAACGTACACGGTAGTCAGTTACAACATTGATGAATCCAAATGCAGATATACACTTGAAATACAAATTAACGCAATTTTACAATATTTGAATTTCATCAACTTGAACGGTGAATTGTACGCACAACGTTACCGTGAATTGATGCTTCTATACCCTTATGGAAAAATGCTCACACCTGACCAATCTAATTTGCATTGGATATATCCAGTTACAAATGCAAAAACAAAACTAACCAATAACAACACGTTCAAAAAAAGTTTAGAAGGGTCGCTCATGTGCTACCAAAAATCGTTGGTTACGAATAAAGAAATTTCCTATGATACAGTCCAACAAGTATATCAATCGGTACTTCGCGTCTTTGATGGAAAATATCCTAGCAAAACGTTTCGAACTTACTTACTTCCCGAATCGGTTATTTTACAATTCGAAGGTATCACTGCTTCCAAAGAAAAAGAAAGCAATTGGGCTAAAAAAATACAAACATGGTTAAGTTACGTAACCGACGAAACGTTGCCTATTACAGGATATGCAGCCCTACCTCCAAGTTCTATTCTTTTTTCCAAATATTACTTGCCTGAAACACATTTAATCAAAAAAATACTGTTGAATACCGTATCCCCATACCATTTATTTCAAATTAACTGCGAACCTTCTTTTGCTTACAAACAAGTAGACGATTACACTACACTCATTCCTACATTAGACCAACTTATTGTGGCGCCTCGATTACCTACCTATTCGCTGTACGAATTTATACATGCGCTTGAACCTTACCATATTTACTCAAGCCAAATATTATATTCCTATTTACCCAAAATACAAGCACGTATCGATAAAAACATTAAAACATTTTTAAGCCGTAAATCAAGAGATACGACCACATCGAATATCACCTTGTCCGTGAATGAACAATACCAGAAAATATACGTGTCTACTTCTGAATTATACGCTTATGCATTATCCCAAGATTCCGCCAACACGTTTGTCGTATCACAACTTACTGCTCCATCCAAAATAGAGCCTTTGCCAAAACCAACTAATGACGAAGCAGCATTCATTATGAAACCACCAGAACCAACCTGTGAATTGAAAGACGACTGTGACGAAACAGGAGGGCCAAATAAATTAAAGAATTTCAATTTATCCGTCTACCACTCTTCTCCTGCTGCACCCAACAACAAATTTGATATTCATTATTTGAACAAAAAAATAAAATACAACACCAAGCAACTACTAAAATACAACGACAAAATGAATCAAGTACACAGTTTGTTTGAAAGTGTAGAACGGTTGCCGCCTACCTACGAAATGTTCTACCAAATCATGTCTTATCCGTTGACCAAACGGTACACCACTCTTCTTCAATTTATCACAAAATACACTACGTTGGATAAAAGTACACAGATATTTGTTTGCAACACAAGTAGTCTCCCGTTAATTCCTGTGGTGTTCAAACTGTTAGCCGATACCTACCTTACGGATGTGGATGAATATCATACCATGCTTTACAATTATTGCCGGTCATCGATGTCTATCTCCATTGAAGATGGTTACTACAAAGATAAATTTACAGGGTTGTCGCTTGCTCCTATTGAACGCGTGCAATCGTTTGATGAAATGATTCGGTCTGCCCAATTAGACGTAGACGAAGCTGCACCACTTGATTTTACACCGGACCAAACTTACATTGAAACTCATATTCAAATCGTATGGAAAGAAATTACGAACAAACCGTTGTTGTCACGCCATACCCTACTTCCTTTCATCAACGATATGAGTTCTACGTACAATGTTACTATCAAAACAACTAAAATATCTCCCAATTATTTGTTGTCTTTACTAATTTACGTATTCATTCAATTTCGTATACCATGTGACAAAATACTGGATGAAATAGCTAAAAATAAAAACATTAACAAAGTAGATTTAGGGTTTATAGGCACTACCACACCTTTTTCTTTTCTATCTAGCATACAAAAATATGCTCCTGTCATTTTAAAATTATGCGCCACGCTTGATACTAAATACAATAAAGTCGTTTATAAAAGAAAAAGAAAAGACGTAGAAATAGAAAAAGAATCCTTTATGCCTTTTTCAGATTCCAACCACCCCGTATTAACTACCATTAAAGCTCAACTTCAAGGTGTCGTGCCAATTCATAGTCTAAATGGTGAAGTAAAACGGTTGAACCAAGCATTTATGGATTTAAAAATTCCAAACCACCGACGTGTATTTCAACCATTCGATTGCTACATTCATAAAGTAGACTTTCCTCCCAGACCAGACATTGAATTTCATTTTACTTTACCTCATCCAGAAATTATCGAAATGAAAAAATTACCCGAAATGCAAGAATATAAAACAAGCGAACCATTAGACGAGATTAAACGAAAATTGGTGCAATTACAAACGATATTACAAGAGTTATCCAGTAAATCCGTAAATGAAATTATCGACAAATATCCTCCTCTTTATTTTGCCAATTATATTAAAACCGTCACCCAATTTTATGCAACTTTATCCGAAGATACCTACAGTTCTCTCAAATTACATGCCATTCCCATCACACAAATTCATTTGATTGCTCCCACCCATCGTGAAACCGTAGAAAGAGTGTTGCACAATTATTACAAAGATTTCTTGTACAATGAAAAATGGGGAGATACATTTGTAGATAGTCAACCTATTTTAGAAGAATTAAAACAACCATTGAACGAATCCACGAAACTTATACTTATTTATTATTTGTATACCATTTGCAGAAACGTACCCAAAGATGTCGTTCAATTTGTCGATACCAAATTAAAATCTGAATTAAACATTCCAGATTATGCAGATGTTAAAAAACGGATGGCCGTTCGTCAAAGTGTAGAACGCCAAAACTTTGTTCGCACCAGTAAGAAACATTCTCCCATTGAAAAAACATTAAATTCAATCATTACAACCGAAATTACAAACACATCCTACAATATAGCACAATTTACATCTCGTATAGAAGATGCATTAAAAGCAGACACGGGAGATGCAGGAGATAAAGGAGATGATGGTAATGATGGTGAAGATGGAAACGATGGAGGCAATGATGATTAATACTTAAAATAAAATAATGTTTCATTGTATGAATCATTTAAGCATATCCATTTTTTTATTTGTCTTTATGTTTGGACTATTATTGTGGACACAACCCACTTTTATTTATAACAAAGATGGTTCTCTACGCCAATTTGGTGTAGGCTATCGCAAAAAAACAGTTTTTCCTCTATGGTTGGTTGTGTTTATCCTCGCTATTTTTTGTTACCATGGTGGTAGATTTGTTCAACACAGATATAATTTATAATATGGAAAAGAAACAGTATTTTAGGCCATCCACTAGACATAAAATCCAACAGATAGAAAAGCTTTACCATGAAAATAGAGTTAACGAAACAGATTATCCAGTAATCGTATAGACATCTGGTGTCGGCTCCGGGGTAGTTTCTGCTAATGCATTGTTTTGTGAATCCACATATTGAGAAGTTGTTTTTATGCATTTACTTGTAATTAAACTATTGTAAGATACACTAATTGTGATAGATGCTGTCAGTATATACCAAATCCATTCCGAAATAATTTCTTTCATTTTGACAAATTGTTTAAAATCTGCAATTTTGCTTGCATTGCTTGTATCAATAATATGCGACAAGGTTTGAATTGTTTTTTCAAAATTCACCATTGTAAACCGGTTTACAATTAAAGATGGGTCAGAATACACATAATGCAACGAATTATTTACTTTTTCTTGTGGAATCAACATGTCTAAAAAGGCTTGATTGCAACCGGCAAAACGTGCAATCAACAACCCAAATGTATTTGAAAATGGTGTTAACCAGGACGGCATTTTACTCAATAGATACATCATATTCCCAAATATCAACACCCATGGAAAAAACGTTGCTTTAAATATAGTAAATGAATTTACATTACCACAGTGGTCTTGTAAAATAGAAATGTTGATGAAATACATGAATATCATGACAATAAATAAAAATAAAATGTTTATATAGGCAGGTAATTCTGTTTTAGATTTAACAAACATAAAAATAAAAGATAACCAAAAAAATGTTCCTATTTCATTTGTCATATTTGCCATAGTTTAAATAAGTATTAAAAAATATACTTATTTAACATTATGGAGCATTTAACCGAACCAGGCATTCGGCAATATTTTGTCGATTCTTTCAAAACATGCAAAGAATATAAACTACAATACCATACATGGTTGTTGAATATTGGATTGTTTGTATTTTTTACAATAAGTGTAGCTGGCGTATTGTATTACAAATATAAAGGAAAACAATGTCCTCAAGTAAAAAAAAAGAAAAATGAAGAAGACCGTCTCTTTATTATGAATCGTATTCGCTCTCTACAAATTGAAAAACAAAAAGAAAACAACCATCTTATTACTAATTTACCTTTTTAAAGACTAGAAATAATTTGACCATTTTTGTAAACATTACATTTGAATTGTTGTTTTTTAGGTCGAGAACAATATTCATTGTTGGATGCGGATGGACTAAAATAGGTCAATTTATCACCGGCTACCGCTACAATAGAATAAGTGAGAATTCCGTACATTGCGCCTACAATCGTTCCAGTAAACGTTCCTATGCCATCATAATTTGGAACCTCTTTTAATTGAATGTATTGTCTTCCTAAAATATCAGCAATGTAAAAAAAGATGAAAAGAGAAACAACAGAATAATTTATATTTTTAGCATGCATCATAGGTAATAATAAATAAAGAAAAGTATATATAATTAAAAAGGAAGATAAGGAACATGTATTGTAAAAAGATGAAAATAACGGGAATAGTGTGACATCTTTCCAACCAGGATTAACACTTTCTGGTTTTAAATTAGTAATAGCAAATCCAATACTTCCTAATCCAACAATAGTAAATATCATCCAGACAAGTCCTTTTACAAACTCTTGATTTATAAAAGTAACCAATAACATTAATGAAAAAATCATTACAGGGATAAATTCAACTTTATTTTTAAAATCCATATATTATTCGACTGATTTTATTTTATCCAAAATAGTATCTATTCGCGCACAAGTTTGTTTACAAGCAGCATACGTTTCTTTCAAATTAGCAATTCCTGCACTCGATTTAACTAAATATTCTTTAATCGCTGTATCTTTATCGTTTATCAAGACAATAGAACAATTCACAATTTCATTTATTTTTTTTATGGTGTTATCTCTCCCATCTTGACGTTTCCAACGGCGAAAACATTCAGGTATCAATGATTCCGGTTCAATATTCAAAAAAACATCACGCGTAGTCAATTTTTGCATTTTTTGAACAGATTCCAATAATTTTAAATTCACAATAATTTCTTCGCGCTCCATGTTACCTTAATCTATTATTTATTATTGACTTAAATGAATTGAAAAAGTCCTTTGGCTATTCCATCTAATAACATTAAAGTATTCTTTCATCAACCAATATATCATCTCACTATACTCTTAC